TGGTCTGCTGGACACTAACCGCGACAGCCGGTGCTGTTTCTCCTTCGTCCCTAATAATCAGTTCTCTGGCCTCCACAAAGCGCAAATTATACCAGCAGTCACCGTGGCCACCTCGCCATTCGTGCTCGAAACTGCCATCGCCATCGAAATAAACATCGTGGTTGATAGGGGTTTCCGTTACCAGCAGACGGAGCTTTGTCCCTTCATTTCTCCATAAAGACAAAATACTTGCTAGTTCTTTGGGCGAACGCCAACTTTTCACCATCGGGTCGTTTCTACGTGCTTCTCCCGGGAAAAAGCCTTCAAAGGAAAAGCGAGTAGGCACACGGCCACGAGGCAGAGAAATATCACCTAATTCAATGACATCAAATGTCTGTATTCTATTTCCTGTTTGACAAGTTATTCTTTCCGGGTTCACCGGAAAATGAATACGGTTCCCGTCTGGAGCTGTCAAATAGAAGTCCATATTATCACCTTCTTGTTCGCAGGCTTTCGGTCTTTTTTACCGAAAAGAAACAGCATAAGCCGGCATATTATCGAAAACTCCTACCAGATTCCTTGCAATATCATCTGCTAACTGATCTGCAATTATTTTTTCATTTTCACGGATGATTCGCAATACTTCTTCCGCATCGGTAGCTGTTTTAATATGATATGTCGGGCTACTTTCCGCTTTGACCTCAATTACTATCTGGGGGTGTTCGCCGCCGGTAGCAACAGGAACCCTAGATGGAGACTCGGAAGCGCTACCCCTAGCAGCTTCCATTGCCTTGCCTCCTAAAAAGCGCCCCCCTAAATATCCCGCAAGGCCTCCAAGTGCGCCACCTATAGCCGTTCCTACCCCCGGTGCTATAGCTGTTCCTAGGGCAGCACCCAGCTTGGCACCACCTAGTTTTCCAGCCAGTAAACCGGCCAAGCCGCCTGCGCTCTTGGCAGTTGCATAAGCCTTATCCTGGGCGGTGGCAATTGAAATGACCTCTCCTGCCACAGCTAGTGGTAGCATCGCCTGATTAACCTTGCCCAGCATGGCCAATGTTCGAGATGTGGTGCCTGCAGCGGCCGCAGCAGGGGTTACAGCCCGGAGAATTTCTCCGCTAGGACCGTAAATCAGTTTAGTTCCGGCAGCAGTTGCCGCAGTTGCCGCAGTTGAGGCTGCCGCAGTCGTAGCTGCTGCAGTTGCGCCTGTTGCTGCTGCTGTTCCCAAAACTTTCCCTAATGCCCACTTGCCAGCACCGAAAAGACCTTTACCCAAGCCCCAGGCCCCTCTTGCCAACGCACCGCCGCCAAGGAGCCACATAGCCGCAGCGGGAACGGCAGCTCCGGCAACGTTTCCTTGTTTTAATTCTTGTATTGCACGCTGACCGAGAGCTTTCATCCCGGATATATAGGCCTTTACACTTGCTTCCCCAAGATTCATGAATACTTTTGATAATTGTTCCTTTCCGGAGCCCCCCAGCCATACGCTTATTTCGTCAATAGCAGCAGTAAATAGAATTTTGATTTTATCTGCAAAAGTAGCCTCTCTAAATTCAGGGCTTTCCAATATATCCGCAAGCCATTCGAAAGCACGGTTGAGTTTGTCCCCTATCTTTTTGGCCAGCTCTTCTGAATTTCCTATAGCCTGCTTAAACCATTCTACCAACCGCCGCAGTCCAGGAATAGATTGGGTACCTAGTGTGATATTTACTGCTTCCCATACAGATTGGAGCTCTTTTTGTACTCCCATTAACGTATCCAACTGTATTTCCTGCATCTCTAAGGCCTTATTTGTGCCGGTTATTTGTCGCTCCATATCTCGCAATGCATTACCACCCAGTGCAATAAGGCTAGCCATTGCAGGGCCAGTCTCCTGGCCAAATATACGCATAGCCATAGCCGTATCGACGCCTTTATCCTTTAACAAGTCAATTATATCAGCCAAAGAGTGTATTGCCGGATTGACTTGAGAAGCTTTTATTCCTAACTCTGCCAAAGCGTTCTTTGTATCCCCAGTCGGGTGCGCCAATGCCGACAATGCCGTTCTAAATCTTGTCCCGGCCATTTCTCCTGTAAGGCCCATGTTGTAGAACAAGGCTAGTGTTGCTGCAGTTTCTTCCAGACTACGCCCGAACCCAGCTGCAGCAGGACCGGCGTAACGCATGGATTGGGCTAATTTGTCCATAGAAGCCTGGCTACTACCGATGGTCGCTGCGAATACATTAGCTACCCGATCGGCTTCTTCTGCCTCCAAGCCAAAGGCTGATATAGTGGAGGCAATTGTTTCAGAAGTAAACGCCAAATCAGATTGCGTAGCAGCCGCCAATGCAAGTGTTCCGCTTAAAGCGTCAATCTGTTGATTTACACTAAACCCAGCAAGGGCAAGATAATAAAGCGCGTCTGCCGCTTCGGACGCTTTAAACACGGTCTCTCTACCGGCTTTGGCGGCGGCTTCCCTCAGACGTGCCATTTCTTCTCGGCTAGCTCCGGCTACAGACTGTACGTTAGCCATTGCCTGCTCAAATTCGCCGGCAATCTTAATTGCGCTGCCTATTAATGCCGTAGGGCCTAAGGTCAGTCCTCCCATACCAATAAGGCCCAAGGGCGTTGTTAACATCCGTCCGATTCTGCCAAAAAAGCCAGTAACCTTGTCCTTGACGCTTACTGTCACGTTCCAAGCCTTGGTGGTCATGGTTTTTAACGTCCGGCCAACTTTGTCCAGGACGGGTGCTGCCTTATCGAGTACCGACAGCCGCAGCCGGTAATCAGTCATGGCCATACGTTGTATACTCTGATTGGTTTTTTGTGCAGCTTGTTCAAATTTATTTACCCTTTCCCGGGCTTTTGTGAGAGGAGCTTCGCTCTGGTCATCAACTATAATCGGTATTTCAACACGGTATATCTCACCGCCGGCCATGGTCCGCCCTCCTCTCTATTTCTCTTACTTGTTCATCTTCGGCCTCCAGTTGTACCATCATAGAAGCCAGCATAAAAGCCCTAACTTTGCAGGGCTTGGCATAAAACTCATCAGGAGGAATGCCTTGCCGCTGAAAAATGTGATGCAACAGTGCGGCCTTCCCTCCTGCTTTTATGAGTTTTTTAGGGTTTCCTCTGTGCTTTCGGCGTCCTCATCGGCGTAACCACTAAGGCTTTCAATAAGCTCAATGCACTTTTCTTTTTCTCCCCGTTTAAGGACCTTGTCCACCAACTGCCATCCCGTGACTACGTCTGCTTTTGCCCAGAGGTCTTTATTGTCCCAGATCGCCTTTTTGTCATCAGGATGGGTAGCTGTATAAACTACCAGGCTGTTGAACTTTGCCGAATTGAACTCCCGCGGCACGGCCAGATTGCCCAACCTACGGTCTTTGGCCACTTTTGTGGCCTGGTCTCGGCATTTTTCAAACTCGCTGTCATCAAGCCCTCGAACCCGGAAGGAAAACAGTTTTTTACCGTCCCGGATCACTTCAAAGACTTTATACTCAATGATTGTTTCCATCGCTTCCAGGACGCCACCCACGTCCCGGAGGATGGTATCTTCGTTTTGGATCAAATAATCCTTTTTTTCTTCGCTCATGTTATCCCTCCATTATCTGTTAGGTGCGCGGAGTACACCCATGAAGTTTAGCACCGCATCAGGAGCATTGTTGCGTAGGCCGGCAATAACTTTCTGAAGCAACCGAGCATCCCGGATTACGGTTTCGGTGAACGTTAAGGTTACCGTGTAACTCTGCGGAACTGCCCAAGTAAGTTTGCTACCGGCAGGCTGATAATCAGTATTGGTGTAGTTTATTTGAGCCTGCCATTGATTTACTTCAGCCAAAAAGTTTCCATCGCCATCATACAGTTCCCCGTTATAACCCCTAAGAATATTCCTTGGGTCAAAGGTACCGCTGTCCAGCAGTTCTTGAAGTTCAGGCGGTGAATTTACTCGGAAAGACCAGGAACGGTTAATAATGTCCCCCGAAGTCACATTGGCAATGTCTATAGCCCCATCAGGCACGCAATCTCTGAAAACATAGCGTCCATCAGCCATCTAAAACACCTCCATTACTGGTTTTCTACCGGCGATGCAAACCGGAATTGGAAGGTGATGTAAACCTTTTCAGCGGAGTCAAGGTCATCCACCTGTACCATAAACCACGCCGAGTCTCCCGCCGGCGGGTTGTTCGGGTCCTCGAAGATGGAACCCTGTAACAAGGCACCTTCGGCAATCATCCGGTTGATGATTCCTTGTGCAGCAGCAATCAGTGTCGCCCGTCCATCCGAATTGTTATTAATCTTCCCGATGAGCGGGTCCCAAGCTGCAGCTATACGGTCCATCAGGTTATCTCTCGTCCTTACACGGCGAATTTTCTTCCAGCCAGCATCCATATTAGCGGTAGGTGTTACAAAGGTGTTGATGCCATACTCGATATGCACCTGCTTTTGTGCCGACATTGTAAACACCAAAGCGCCGCTATTTATTGCCTGTTCAATTTCCGCATTAGTGAGCGCTCCAACTAACTCGGTGGCATTCCGAACAACATAGTGAGTTAAGGATTCTGTGATTTGCGCAGATGCAACTATGCCGGCCACTCTTGCAGCCGCCTTATAGCCCTCCCTGGTTACGCCGTCACTACCCTTGAAACCGTTGGCAACATAGATGATTGCCGGGTCATTGAAATCCCTAGCATTGGCTAACCTCGTCGCAAGAGGAACGCTGGTAGGCTCGCCAACTACACCTAGCACTCTCTTACCCTCGTTTCTCGCACGGTCAATATAGGCTTGTACCAGAGTATGAGTTGCTGTGTCGTCAGTATCCACTGCCAGTACGTTCCAGTCTATTGCTTCGATTGCTGATAGTCCTGCGCTATAACTTTCGCCGTTTACGGTCGGGTCTTGTCCGCCAGTAAGCGACTGTTGGGTAATTGTTGCTAATGTACCACTACCATCATCAATCTTTGTTGCAGTAATATAAGGACTATTGGAAGCAGCTATAGCATCAACCAAAGCTTGCGGTTCAC